CCATAGAAATTTTATGTGGTCAAGATGAATGTGCCTTATATGTCAGAGGGCAATCACAACCAATTTCAGTTCTTCCACCCACAATTTCAGATCCACCTCCAGAATGTCCATTCCCTCCATGTACACCATGTCCTCAACAGTGTGATGATGGATCATGTCCCCCATGTGATCCACCCCCACCACCATGTCCGTGTCAAGGCGAAGGCCCCGGACTGGCAGCAATTGGATCAGTTTTCCCAAACTGTCCACCCAACCCATGTGGTGGTGGATGTCCATGTCCCAATGGTGGATGCCCACCATGTACAGATTGTCCGGGTAATCAACCTCTATGTGATGATGGGTCATGTCCCCCGTGTGGTGGGTGTGTAGATCCACCATGTAACCCATGCGACCAACCGGGTGCGTGTGTTGCAGCGGGTGGTGAATGTTGTATGTGTGACCGAGCTGGTATGTGTATGACCATTCAAACTATTCAGTATGGATATACCACAGAAGGACCAAGGTGTCCCACAGGAACAAACGGTGAAGGTGATGATGAAGAACCAACTTGGGATCCCAACCCAGAACGCATTTGCCCCGGTAGTGCTTGCAATTGTCCATGTCCAAGTAATCAAAACATCTGTAGTAGATCTCAAGGTGCAGCGAATACCTCAATCGTTGCATGTAAAACAACCACTAGAACATTCTGTAATGGATCTTCTAGCACATCAACATATACTCACCCAGATGGTGGAACTGTAATATTAAATGTTGACGATGGATTATTAGATGTGAGTGGGTTGAATTTAGGCCCTGGCAGTTTACCTGATAATGATACTATTATTCCCGGTAGTACTAATGCGTATGACGATACACCATGTGGCAGCGAAAGCGGCGGAGCTCCATGTTTTTGTAGGTGTTGCGCTCGGCAAGATTACGAAGGTGATAATTGTGGTGGTCTTATTCCATGTGGTGGATGTCCACCACCCGCTTCTGATCCACCACCGAACGGTTCTATGTGTTCAGGATCAGGTACTAACATAATATACAGAAAAATGTGTGCTTCCCCCGGAATGGATTATTGTGCTGTAGTAAGTAGTGGTGGTGATTGTCAACAGAACTCAGGTTCATGTGCTCAAGTTCCGGTTGTTATTGCTTCTTGGTATCCAATTATAACGGTAACCAATGGAGATATAGAGGAAGATGGAAGTGTTGAATTTCAAATTGCATTAGAAGGTAACCCCATTGGAGGGCCAGGTGCCATGGGAGCATGTAACTGTGATGCTGGACATGGTACTAGTACTGCCACTCATAGTAGTAATTTTGATGAGATATACGGTGGTCAAGGACTCACCGGATTCGGTACTCCCACTTGGCCGGATGATAACATCAACCATAACGACTGCCCCTAAACCATTATAAATTATAAATAAAGCCCCTTAAGGAGATTGAAGAATGTTAGAAAGTACCAAAAAAGTAGTCGATCATATCATCGGAGAAAACCCCTCGGATGCTAAAAATGAAATCGAGAGTATTCTATACGCAAAGATGGAAGACGCTCTAGAACTCAAGAAGATTGATATCGCATCTTCTATGGCCGAAGGAAAGAAGCCTAAGAAGAAGGATGATGAGGAAGAAGATGATGAGAAGGACGACGATGGTGATGGACTCGACCCTGTGGGTGACGAAGATGATGATGTTGACAATGACGGCGATTCTGACAGCTCTGATGAGTATCTTAAGAACCGTAGAAAGACGGTCTCTAAAGCAGTAAAAAAAGGTAAAGCGGACGTAGACGAATCTGAAAAGAACGATGCGGCCGCAAGAAAAGCTGGAAGACATGCTCAGCATATTGCTAGACTTTCTAAGGAAAGAGACATGGTTCTTGCAAAGTCTGCCGAAAGAAAAGCAAAGATGAAACAACGGGAGATTAGAAAATAATGTTACTAATCACAGAACAAAACGATCAGTTAGAGTATCTCACCGAAGAAGATGAAAAAGGCGGAAAGAACTATTTCATCGAAGGTATCTTCATGCAGTCTGAACAGAAGAATAGAAATGGTAGAATCTACGATAAGAAGGTTCTATTCAATGAAGCAAAAAGATACGACAAAGAGTATGTGAAAGCAAATAGAGCTATGGGTGAACTAGGTCACCCCAATGGACCAACCGTTAACCTCGAACGTGTGTCTCATAAGATCACCGAACTTCGATATGAAGGTAACGATGTTTACGGTAAGGCTAAAATCCTAGAAACACCATACGGAAAAATCGTTAAGAACTTAATGGATGATGGTGTTAAGTTGGGAGTTTCTACCAGAGGTATGGGATCCCTTGAAGAGAAGAATGGAGTCAAGTATGTCGGTAAAGACTTCATGTTGGCTGCGGTTGATATTGTAGCAGATCCATCTGCCCCTGATGCCTTCGTTGATGGTGTTATGGAAGGTAAGGAGTGGGTTTGGAACAATGGTATTCTCAAAGAACAAGAAATTCAGTGTTACAAAGCTTGCTTATGTAAGACTAAAAATATGTCAGAAGATATGAAGATTCAAATGTTCGAAAACTTCATGTCAAAATTACAAAAATTCTAAATACTAATACTTAAGGTATATGCCTAAAAACAAGGAGCAGATCCAAATGAAGTCACCAGATAGCCTAAGCCCAGTTGAGGCTGCAAGAAAAATTCTTGAAGCTAGAAATAATGAACAATCTTCGGAATTGGTTGAAGGCGTCGATGAAAACCTCGAAGCCACCGAAACTGAAGTCGAAGAAGTTGAAGAGTCAACCGAAGAAGTTGATATCGAAAACTTTGAAGAAGAAGAAGATGAAGTGGACGAGGCCTATCTGAAGGCCAACAAGGATAAGACCCTTGACACTAAGTCCGTTGAAGATACTAAGTTGTACGACGATGGCACCGGTAAGGGCGCCAAGCTCGATACTGACAAGGGAACTGAAGGCAAAGACAAGAAGAATAAGTCTTCTGTTGCCAACAAATCCTCTGCCGCTTCTCCTGCCATTGAGAAACCAAAGGCAAAGAAAGAACATGTCGAAGCTCTCTTCAATGGTGAAGATCTCTCCGAAGAGTTCAAGACCAAGGCAACCACCATCTTCGAAGCTGCAATCAACGAAAGTCTTGAGACTTACGGTGAAGCTCTCGAAGAAGACTACAACAACAGAATGGCAGAAGAAGTTGAAACCATTAAGACTGAACTTGCCGAAAACATGAACGATTATCTCGGTTATGTCGTTGAAGAGTGGGTCAAGGAAAATGAAGTTGCAATCGAAAGAGGCCTTAGAGCCGAAGTCGCAGAGAACTTCATGACCGGACTCAAGAACCTGTTCACCGAACACTACATTGACATTCCCGAAGAGAAGTATGATGTTCTCGAAGGACTCGTCATTCAGGTTGAGGAATTACAGGAAAAACTCGATAAAGAAATCGAGAGTAACATCGATCTGCGAACCGAAAATAACGTAGCTGCATGTGACAAGTTATTCATGGAGTCCACCAATGGTATGGTAGACACCGACATTGAAAAACTTCGATCACTCGCAGAAGGCCTCGAATTTGATTCCGTGGATCAATTCGAAGAAAAACTAAATGTTCTCAAGGAAAACTACTTTAAAGGCGATTCTCCATCAGAAATGAGTTTCATCTCTGAGGAAAGCACCGACGAAGATCGATCTGACGAGAACTTAACCGGGGCTATGAAGTCCTACTCTGATGTAATTTCTAGAACCATCAAAAAGTAAAGAATAAAAAAACCTTTAAAGGAGTTTCCTATAATGTCTTACGACCAAGTTAACATGATCGCCGAGCAAGTCAAGGGCAAATGGCAGCCCGTACTCGAACACCCCGATCTTCCTGCCATCGAAGATTCATATAAGAAGAACGTCACTGCTGTTCTTCTTGAAAACCAAGAGCAGTTCCTCTCAGAATCCCCCACCAACAGTGGTATGGCATCTGGTGCATTAGGTGACGCAAGCGCCGCACAGGGTGGAGTACAGTCTTTTGACCCCGTACTCATCTCCCTCGTTCGTCGTGCAATGCCTAACCTAGTTGCATACGACATCTGTGGTGTTCAGCCTATGACCGGACCTACCGGACTTATCTTTGCTCTCAAGAGCAACTACGTTGATAACCGTGGCGGTGTCGCAGCACGAGCTCGTGGTACTGAAGCACTCTACAACGAGGCTAACATTCAGTACTCTGCTGAAGACGGCGTTGGTGGTTACACCGGTCCCGGTGGAATCACAAGTGGTTCTGTCTTCGGTGCTACCGGTGACCCACTCGGTGCTCTCGCAAGTGGTGGTATGTCCACTTCTGCCTCAGAAGCACTTGGTGGATCTGATGCAACTGCATTCAACGAGATGGCATTCTCCATCGAAAGAACTTCGGTTGTTGCTAAGAGTCGTGCTCTCAAGGCAGAGTACACCACTGAACTCGCACAGGATCTCCGTGCTGTTCATGGTCTCGACGCAGAAACCGAACTCGCTAACATTCTCAGCACTGAAATCCTTGCTGAAATCAACCGCGAAGTCGTTCGTACCGTCCTCAAGGTCGCAAGACTCGGATGTCAACAGACTGACCTCTTCTACAACAACTCAGTCACCGGTACTGGTGGTTTCGGTGGTGGTCTCGGCGCCGCTGATGCCGGATCAGGTGCTGATAGTCACGTTGGTGGTGTCTACGACATCCTTCATGACTCGGACGGTCGATGGAGTGCTGAACGATTCCGTGGTCTTCTCTTCCAGATTGAAAGAGAATGCAACAGAATCGCCAAGGACACTCGACGCGGTAAGGGTAACATGGTAATCTGCTCCTCGGACGTTGCTGCTGCCCTCGCAATGAGTGGTTCGCTTCAGGCAACCCCAATGGGTGGTGGTCAACTTCAGGTTGACGATACCGGTAACACCTTTGTTGGAACTCTCGGTGGTGGTAGACTTAAGGTCTATGTTGATCCATACGCAGAACTCAACTACGTCTGTGTTGGATACAAGGGTACTTCTCAGTACGACGCTGGTGTCTTCTACTGCCCATACGTCCCACTACAGATGGTTCGTGCGGTTGGTGAAAGCACCTTCCAGCCCAAGATTGGGTTCAAGACTCGTTACGGAATGGTATCCAACCCATTCGTGACTACGACCGCTGGTGGAACGACTCCCGACGAGGGAGCTCTCACTAAGAGACGTAACCAGTACTACCGCATCTTCCGTGTTGATAACCTACACGGTATCAGTGGTGGTTGATAACAAACACATCGGATCTTAATCCGACACTAGGAACAGGGGGGATCTTCGGATCCCCCTTGTTTCTTTTCATATAAATATTATGGAGAATCATTATGCCTTCATACGATCAATATACAACGAAAGCTCTCGACAGACATCCTGATAATGAGAACTTTCTACAACCCACTTCATTCAGATTCGTTTTATCTAGAACACCAGAAGTGGTCTACTTCTGCCAGAATGTTTCTGTGCCCACCATTTCAGTAAATGCAACTGACATACTCAATCAGTTTCCCACCACTGCAATTGCAGATCCCAAGATGAACTTCGAACCTTTATCATTTTCATTTCTAATCAATGAGGATCTTGGTAACTGGAAAGAAATTTTTGATTGGATGAAAACATTCTCAATCAACAGTGAAAAGTATAATCCGAATATTCAAGCAGATCCAAGAAACTACCAGGCAGACGGAACCTTAGTGATTCTAAACAGCAATTCTAGACCACAGGCATCTGTAACCTTTAAGAACATGTTTCCGATATCTCTTGGAGAAATCGAATTCAACTCTGCGGACACTGACATCAGTCCACAAGCCGCAACCGTAACCTTTAGATATGACACATACGACGTAACCGTATATTGACTTAACTCCCAGTTGTTGTATAATACACAATGGAGAATAAATTATGAACTTTGATGATATAAGAAAATATGTCCAAGAGGACATGCAAATTGACGACACGCAACTAGACTTAGAGTCTCTTCGCATTCCACAACTACACAATAAGTACTTGAATCTTTTTCATGATGAACGATTGAAGTTAAAGAGAATGAAGTATGACTATGCCTCATCGTATAAATCAAAGTGGGAATACTACTCAGGTAAGATGAGTGAGGAAGAACTAGAGTCTAAAGGGTGGGAACCGTTCGACCTAAAAATTCTAAAACAAGATTTGGACAAGTATCTCGATGGGGATCCTGATCTGATTCTAGTAAAACAAAAAATAACTTACCAAGAAGAAAAGGTTAGTTATCTTGAATCTGTTCTAAAATCGATTAATAATAGGAACTGGGAAATCAAAAACGCCATTGAGTGGAGAAAATTCCTCAACGGTACATGATCCTAAATATGTTATATGCCTGATTTGTCTGTTGAATACATTGATGAAGTGAATATTAGAGTTCGTTGTGAAAGAAGTACCGCGAAAGAGCTATCTGATTTTTTCACTTTCAAAGTTCCCGGACATAAGTATATGCCTGCTTACCGAAGTAAGGTATGGGATGGTACAATAAAACTATACAACATGTTTTCTCAGGAGATTTATAAAGGTCTCGGAGATTACATTAGATCATTTGCCGATCAGAGATCCTATACCATAGAATTTCCAGAGAAGAAAGACAATTTCTTTACCGAATCTATGGTAGAAAAATACATGATGGAAGATCTAAACATCTCTGTTGGCGGTAAGAGAATCAAACCACACAAACATCAAATAGAAGCAATAACACACTCTCTTAAAAAAGAAAGATGCCTTCTTTTGTCTCCAACTGGTTCTGGTAAAAGTTTGATTATCTATGGACTCTTAAGACACTACCAAAGAGGACTCAAACCAGGCGAAAAAATTCTTATCATAGTTCCAACCACATCACTTGTTGCACAGATGTATTCTGACTTCAAGGATTATAGTCAACTCAACGACTGGGATGCGGATGAAAACGTTCATCAAATTTTCTCTGGTCAAGATAAAAACACAGACAAACAGATAGTAGTCTCAACGTGGCAATCTCTTTTTCGTATGAGACGAGATTACTTCAAACAATTTAAAGTCGTTGTTGGTGATGAATGTCATCTGTTTAAGGCTAAATCACTGACTACTATAATGACTAAGCTAGTGAACGCACGTTACCGTGTGGGGACCACAGGCACCCTTGACGACGCTCAAACCCATAAACTTGTAATCGAGGGTCTCTTCGGTCCAGTGAATGACGTTACAACCACAAAAGAACTTATGGAGAAGGACATCCTCTCTAAATTGGTTATCGATTGTCTTCTTTTAGATTATGAAACTGAAGACAGACAATTCGTAAAGAACCTAAAGTACCACGATGAACTGAAGTGGATCGTCTCAAATGAAAGACGAAACAAGTTTATATCTAAACTCAGCGGATCTACCAAACACAATACTTTAGTTCTCTTTCAGTTTGTAGAACAACACGGTAAACCACTATACGAATTGATAAAAAGTATGCACCCCAATAAGAAAGTTTTCTTAGTTCATGGTGGTGTAGACATGGATGACCGAGAGAGAATACGTCACATATGCGAAAAGGAAAAAGAAGCAATTATCGTGGCTTCATATGGTACATTCTCCACGGGTATCAATATAAAGAATCTACATAACATTATTTTTGCTTCTCCTTCTAAGTCTAAGATTAGAATTCTTCAATCTATTGGTCGTCAGTTAAGAAAACACCAAGACAAGGAAGTCGCCAAACTTTATGATATTGGGGATGATCTTCAATGGAAATCAAGAAAGAACCATACTCTTAAACATTTCGTAGAAAGACTGAAGATATATAAAGTAGAACAATTCGAGTTTAAGAC